TTGATAATTTATATGGGTCTGAATTAAAAGTTTCATATTGTACTATACCCGCAATATTAAAATTGAAATTACCGTTAGATGGTGGTGTGTTATATAATTGATTTACATAAAAATTCTGTATCTCTACGAACTCTTGTACTGTGTATGTTGCATTGGTTGTTATTGCCGAATACATATTATATGGTATTTCATATAATAGATTAATACATAAATTATCCGTAGTTGCGTTTCTAGTAGAAATATTTTTTCTTATACTGTCTAAATCAATACCTGTTGATTCTATACCAAACGGTTCACATAAAAAATCTGAGTCATCATCGTCCTTAATTACGTTACAATATCTTTCATTTAATTTATATATAGTACTTGTTTCACCACTTAAAGCATAAGTACCAACAAAATTATTGGATTGAATTACCATACCACCGATAATACCGTCATCATTAAAAATCTCATAAGATATAAATTTTGACTTTTCTGTTCGAACCTTTTTTAAACCATCTTCACTATATACTATTTTATAATCACCCGAAACCCAATTGTTCTTTCTAAGATTTACTAATGTCATATCTCCCTTATAATCGGGCAAATTAATTTTTATAAATTCTAATTGATTTTCATATGCATCTGAAAATGGATTTTCAACATAATCAAATTGTGTCTTATTTGAATTTATTATATTTTTTGAACTAAATACATCATATGTTGGTGCAGTATCAATTGTATTTTTACTCAAAGACGATGGTGATAATTCATTTATATATTCCGCAGAACAAATTATATAATTTGTTTGAGTTGGTATTATACCTTCACCAAATGAAGACCAATACCCATTCGATATTAACCAACTATGAGCATCTAAACCTGTAACAAATTGAGTTTGACCAATTCTAGGTGGTATAGTATTAACTAAAGAAACAAAAGACTCTTCAGTTTTTTCTACAGATCCCCAAAATCCAACACATGCTGTAACACCATCTATAGGTGTTGGTTGACTGCATGTTGAATCATGAAATGCTATTACATACATTTCGTCTAAATCTGGTGTTGACCACCACACGACATTTCCAGGTTTGGAGGAATAATCTTGATCTGTTGTTCCTATGGCCAATAAACCATATTGTGTTGTTCCTTCTATTGGAATTCCTGAATTATTGTACGATACCGCTAATGTTGAAGCCATGACAAATTTTTAAAAGTATTATTCAATAAATACTTTCAGTTCTATTAAAATAATTTGTCATACATTATAAAACATTAAACTTTACAAACACAGTTCTTATACCTGCAGATGTTACACTTGGTGTTGGTGTTTTTGTCGCAGTAATGGTCGGTGTTGGTGTTCTTGTTGGTGTTAAATTTGGTGTTTTTGTCATTGTTGGTGTCACCGTATTTGTTGGAGTAACTGTTGGTGTTACAGTATTTGTCGGTGTTACAGTATTTGTTGGAGTTACCGTTGCCGTATTTGTCGGAGTTACTGTCGGTGTGGGTGTGTTGGTTGGTGTCGGTGTGGGTTCGATATATACCGAAGCAGATTTAAAATAAAATTCATTTTCTGAATTATCTAATCTAAATGCCTGATCTGGCCATGTAGTATAAACACGATAATTACCCTCATTAAATGATTCACCATTATAATATATTAAACCAAATTCATATAATGATTGATTTAACGAAAATATATTTCCACCAAACTCAGAGGTTCCTAAATTTATTTCAGTAACTCTATTAAACTCACCACCCAAAGATTCTTGAGGGATAAAGAACGAATACCAAGCCTTTTCATTAACAGTTCCTATTGGTATGTGTATTTGTTCAAAATTAAATACATCATTACCCCATTGTGGTATTTGTAACTCATACCACAATAAACCTTCAATATCTCCGCTACCAAACGAATTCATATATATACTTAAACTTTCTGTTGTCGTTGGCAGGAATGTATTATTAAATCCTCTAAAATCAGGGAAGGACACCCCGTTGTCTTCCAAATAGTTTGACACCTCATCCCCTAAGCTTTGGGGTTCAATCAATAAATAAGCACTTAGATATGTGACAACACCACTTGGTGTTGGTGTCATCGTTGGAGTTACAGTTGGTGTTACTGTTTCTGTTGGGGTTACTGTTGGTGTGGTTGTTGGGGTAACTAACGGAGCCTTTGTAACTGATAGTGTGGTTCTTGGTGTTTGTGTTGGAGTTCTTGTAGGTGTTCTTGTTGGAGTTGGTGTTTTTGTTGATGTTGGCGTTTGTGTTGGAGTTCTTGTTGGTGTTCTTGTTGGAGTTACCGTTGGTGTTGGTGTGGGTGTTGAAGTTGATGTTGGTGTGGGAGTTGGAGTTGATGTTGGAGTTGATGTTGGGGTTTTTTTGGGTGTTTGTGTTGGGTCAATAAAATATAAAGACTTGTCATCAACACAGCATAAATCAACAATGGAATGAGAATCAATAACATTTATTTTTAACACATCATTAAACGGAAGATTTATTTCACCTTGTTCATTTATAATTTTAAACTCTCCAATATATTCGGATATTTTTTTTGTAAATTTCTTTGGTATTTTAAATTCTATAAAATTTCCATTTATTGTTGCGTCTTGGTCTATAATTACATAAACTCCATTTTTGGAATTCTTTAAAGAAAATTTTACTTGAGATGTACTTAATAAATCATCATTAAGGTTAAAATCATGTCTACCTGATTTTATAACCTCAATTTTTATAGATGGTAAGTTACTATTTTTTTTAATAAAAAATTCCATTATTTAATAATTTCAAAATTAAAGTCACAGGTTATTTCACTTATCACCGCGTCGAAAGAACAATCCACATCACAAAAACTGAAATCAAATTCACATAGGTCATTGGCCACCTCAAAATTAAAGTAACAACTTAATAGGCAGTTATAACAGTTTGGACACCAGTAGTCGAATAAGTCAAATCTATTTTTTAACCTTCTAAAATTATGTTGAATTTGTGGAGAACTTAAAGGTTCGACATACATTCTAAATTGAGATATTCCACCCATAAATGTTCCCGCGAAGTTTGGTTCAAGTAAAATATTTGTTTTTAATTCAGATAAACTTGTTCCTGATAATGTTTCATTTGGCATCAATTCAGGGTCTTGCATATATGGACCGTCCAAATCGTCACAATTTTTAAATATCAAACTTTCCTTAAGTCCTTGTGTTCCACCACCAAAAGAGATATTAAAAGGAACACCAATTTGTTTTTCTTTTTGTGTGTTTAATTCTCTTGGGATAATTTCTTCAAAATCTTCGATTATCATAAACAAATAACCATTGACGTAGATTTTTAACTTCCCTAACCTTTTATTGTCATTACTCAACCATTTTTTATTGATGGTTGTGATATTTTGTTTTTCTTCTTTTTCTGAACCAATATGTGTGTGAGGTGGTTGTATTAAATTATATGATGAACCATTTATCGATGAAGGGTATAAAAATTGTCTAATATCCCCCAATCCACCCCAATTCAATAAGTCACACTCTTCAAGAGTTTTGTATCTCTCAAAAACCGTGCTTATCATAACCCATCTCTCTTCTGTATTTGCAGTTTGACATAATATATTTTCATATCCACAAACATCGTATATCCCCCTCGATGAACATATTTCATTTATTGTATAACCCGAACAATATTGTGTATCCGTTTTTTCACATGTTACCGTTGTTGTGCAGTCTCCTGTCATCTTTACATATTTAACACATATCTTTGGATTTTTCGGGTCACCCTCAAATCGTATGGACATTGCATTTGAAACCACGTCCATTGCCGGATCCACTGGTGGGTTTTCTATATCTTCTGTATATGACCCACAACGACTAATTTGATGTTCTTGAGTGGTTGCCGATGTTGGGTAAATGCTAAAACAATTCGATATGGTAATTCCTGTATCTGAACACGCACAAGTATTTAAACACTCAAGTTCTGAAGTGACTCGTTCATATGTAAACGTGGTTGCCGATGCTGCAGAAAATGAAAAATCAAAAACACATAAATCACATCTGTTTACAGGTAAATTGGCAACATCATCTTGGTTACCTTTTGCGTGGTGATAAAATTTATTCTCAGACCTCGTTCCAAAATAAAAGAAGGTACCTGAATTATTTGGGTAGATATCATTTAAATAACTTTGACCTGGAGTACAAGTAAACTCATCTCTCTGTCTTGGTTTTAACATCATCTCTGCTGTCCAACCCTTATTTACCCTTTCAGGAAACACCTCATAATCATATCCGTATAATTTATAAAATCCTTGGTAAAAACCACCATATAGTTCATGATACCATCCGGCTTTGTTATCTTCTTTTGAAACCATATTATATGCTATAGGTGTATTTCCTGAAAACCTTTCGTTGGGGTTTTGTGCGAATGTACCAACCGAATGCATTTTGAATCTCCTATCGTAGTGATGGGGTTCGTACATATAATTGTCATTTAAACCCATTGTAAATGTCAGGGTTTGTCCCGACATTTTTTGATATAATCCAGTATCAATACCGGTTAAACCAACGTCACAAATCGTTTTTTCTTCCTCACAAGACAAATCTAAATTTTTTGGATTGTAGTAGTTTTTGGATATAACATTATTTTTTGGATTTTTTAAACCAAAATATAATTTTCTTTTCTCATTACTTAATGCAGAGTTTAAATCAATATTTATTGGTAATCTATTACCATCATTTTCTGCTATTAATTTTTTAGAGAAAACAACCTCTTCGTCGTAATCTTTTTCATCAGACACTAGCGTTAAATCAAAATAATCCTGATTACTTAAATTAATTTTATACCTATTGAAAAAATAATTTTTTGTGTTCTGACCGAGCATAAATCTTTTTTTAAGATAAATAGTTTATTGATTGTATTTATAGAAAAAAAGTCAACTATGAAATCACATCTTTATAAGAATAAAGAAGAAGCAAAAGAGGCTGCTAAGCAATTGGGTTGTGAAGGATATCACAAATCAAAAAGAAATACATACAAACCATGCCGTAGTAACGAAGAGTTGCTCGAAACTGAAAATAATGGTGATAATAAAGTTGAATTGGAAGAACTTGTTGATTTTGATGGAACGTTAAATAGTTCAAAAATTCCATTTTTAAATCCTGCAACAACTGCACCGGGTTGGAGTACAATGGATAAAAGAGTTGCTTCAGGTCATCAAACACAAGACCCTTTAACAAGAGGATATAGAGTTTATTATGGAGAATCTGTTGTTAGAGAAGAAGATATGTCAGGCGCTTTTGGGTATGATGAAACGGAAAATATGGACGGTGAAGAAACCGTAGAATATTTCGTTAAAAAACTCGGATTTGATAAAGAAAATGCTAAAGAGAGAACCGAAGAGTTAGGAAAAGACCCTGAAGGTAAACTTGATGAAAAATCTCGTTTTAAAAATAAAAAAGGATTTGTAGGTAAATTGAGATTAAAAGAAAAAAAATATTTTACAAAAGAAGAGATTATGAAGATGTCTGAAGAATTGGTTTTTGACAAATCTGATGACAACGAAATAAGACCTAAAGATTCTTATGAGGAAGAGATATCACCCGTATTGTTGAGAAACTTAACCGCCTTAAAAAACATGGCCAACGCTGAAGGTATATCAATTCCAAAATTAATTGATTTAATTAAAAAATCATGAATAGTTCTTTGTATGATAGAAAAGCAAAATTACCCGACACACTAAAAGACCATTTATCAAAAAGTTTTGAGATGGTTGAAAGTGATGCAAATACTGAAGGACACAATAGAAATAAAGAAATCAGAGAATCAGGAATTTTGACTTATCAACAAATTAAAAGAATTAAAAATTGGTTTGATGGTTATGATGGTGACGGAAAAGATGCTCCATTTATTCTTAATGGTGGAGAAAGAATGAAAACATGGTGTGACCACGTATTGAATCATTGGAGAGGATCCTTAGAATCGGGAAAAAAGATAAAATCAGATACAGGTATGTCAAATCAATATATAGATGACCACCAAAAAGATGGGATAGTTCTAAATCCAAATGACAAACATGAATCAGGTTCTAGTAAGTTCGATACTGCAGTCAATGAGGAAATACAAAGAATAAATAAATTATTTAAAAAATTAAAATAAAATGGCAACACAAAACGATAGATTGGTTTTTGACCAACCAAATAATCAGTTGTCGGCTATAGCTGATGCTGAAAGAGCGAAATTATTCCCAAAAAACGATTTTTCACCAAAATCAGATAAATATTCATCAGTTCACCCTGATGCTCTTGCCGATGGTGACAATATTGGAAGAGGTACTGGAAAATTCTTGGATATTTATAACACAAACGCTGGAACAAAAACAGATATTGTTGAAAGAGTTGAGGATATTAAAATAAATAAGTACAACTCAAATAATCCATATTATAACGTAACAGTTTAAACATATGAAATTAGTCAACACATTTAAATCATTATTATTAGAAATAGCCAATCTCGATGACATTCAAAAGTCAATTCGAGAAAAAACGGTTGTTACTATATATTATGATGGTGATATTCCAGGTGGTAAAGGATATAGAAGAATAGAACCCGTATGTGTTGGATATAGTAAAGCAAATAATTTAGTATTAAGAGCTTGGGATTTAGATGGTGCCTCACACACTAACACAACAGGAGAACAACCATTACCCGGTTGGAGATTATTCAGAGTAGACAAAATATTTACTTATCAACCGACCAATGATAATTTTACAGAAGTAAGGGATGGTTATAACCCTAATGGAGATAAAGGAATGACAAAAGTCATAATAAACGCAGTATACTAAGATAATTAAAATACAAATTATGCACGATTTAATGAACAAGTTAGCATTATCTAAAAAGATAATGGACAAACACAACGAACTTCCTAGAAACAATTCATTAGGGATGGAGGTAAATGAAAATACTAACAGAACATATAATATTCCTGAAAATATTACTGATGATTTTGAAGAAATGAATTATACAAAAGATTTTAATTCATCTCGACCGATAAATGAGGAGGCGGTAATGAAATCAAAATTACCTGAGGAGATAAAAAGACTTATGATTGAGAATCCAATATCAAAACCTGAAGTTTCAGGTCCTGTATTATCTGATAAATTAATTGCAGGAGCAACTAGATTAATGGGTAACACACAAAAAAAGGAAAATACCAAAAAAGAATATGTCAATGAAGATTTAAAAAGTACTATTAAATCGATTGTTGAAGAAAGTATACGAGATATTGTTAGAGAAGAATTACGTAACTTTAATCAGTTAAATGAATCCTCACAAAAAACAAATGAAGCCATAAGTATACGAGTGGGTAAACATATTTTTGAAGGTAAAATATCAAAAGTAAAAAAGATAGACTAAAAAACTTTTCTTATTTGTTGTGTTTTGTTATACTTTATTAAAATAATAAGTATGGCAAAATTAAGAGTTTTAGTATTACCATCAGACAAGACAGGTGTTGGTAAATTTAGGTCGGTAGACCCACACATATATCTACAAAAATATTATCCCGAAGATTTTCATGTGGATATTGATTATGAACCAAAATATAACGATGAAAACTATTGGAAAAGCTATGATATAGTTCACTTCCATCGTTCTATTACCCATAACTATGAAATTTCAGAACAAGTTATTCGTAAATTAAATGAGTGGGGTATCATCACAATTTGTGATGTTGACGATTATTGGAATCCAGGTAAAGAACATCCTGCACATAATTTAATCGTCATGAATAAAATTGATGAAAAGATTAGATTAAATCTAAAACTCGCGAAGTATGTTACCACAACAACACCTCATTTCGCACAAGAGATAAAAAAAATCAATAAAAATGTTTTTGTTATTCCAAACGGAATAGATCCAGAAGAAGAACAATACTCACAAAAGACAGAAAAATCCGATAAGGTTCGTTTTGGATGGTTAGGTGGGTCGTCTCACTTGTATGATATTATGCTTCTTGAAGGTACGATATCAAAACTACATGAAGAAATTAATAATTTCCAATTCTATTTGTGTGGTTTTGACACCAGAGGAAGTGTTACCGAAATTGACCCTAAAACCAAAAATACAAAGAAAAGAGACATCTTACCTGAAGAGACCGTATGGGTTAAATATGAAAAAATATTAACCGAAAACTATAAGTACGTAGATAAAAAACAATTAGAGTTTTTACAAAAATACACTCCCGAAGATTATGAAGATAGTGGTGTTTTTTATCATAGAGTTTGGACCGAACCAATAAATAGTTATGGTAAAAACTATACAAAATTTGATGTTTCTTTAGCACCTCTTAAAGATACCATGTTTAATCGGATGAAGTCACAGTTGAAGGTGATTGAAGCGGGATTTTACAAAAAAGCACTTATCGCAACTGAAATAGAACCATACACTATCGACTTGACACATTCACTCGATAATGGTAATTTTACTGATGGTAATGCTCTTATAGTCAGAAACGGAAGAAACAAATCCGATTGGAGTAAGTATATGAAGAAACTGATTCAAAACCCGTCATGGGTTGAGGATTTGGGTGAAAGACTATATGAAACTGTAAACGGAAAATATGACCTTAAGAGTTTATCTAAATTAAGATCTGACATATACAAAAACTTAAAATAATGTTTGACATTTCAATCAATAAACTTCTATTTTTTGACCTCGAAACCGCAGGGGTAGAAAAAGATTATACAACACTTTTAGAGAAAGACCCTGAGTTGGCTAGACTTTTTGAAAGCTATCGTAATTGGTTTGAAAAAAGATACCCTGAGGATGAAGATAAATCTTTAGATGAAATTTTTGTAAATCATGCCGCTTTAGTTTCTGATTTTGCTAAAATTGTTGTGGCAACATTTGCCTTTATCACACCCGATAATAAGGTACACGTAACCACATTTGCTGACAAAGAGGAAAAAAACATTCTATTGGAAGTAAAAAATCTTTTGAATAAAGTTGAAAAGTTAAATTTTCACCTATGTGGACACAATATCAAAGGATTTGATTTACCGATGTTGTCAAAAAGATTTATAGTTAATGGAATGAAACCACCAAATATTTTACCAAAATTAGGTACAAAACCGTGGGAATTAAAAGCAATTGACACCAAAGAATTTTGGCAGTTTGGTTCATTCAACTCACCCGCATCTTTGGATTTAATGTGTGTTACCTTGGGAGTTGAAAGTCCAAAAACAGGTGAGATTTCAGGTAATTTAGTACATGAATACTTTTGGGAAAAAGATAAATTGGAAACAATATCAAAATATTGTGAAAGAGATGTTAATGTTTTGGTTGAATTAATAAAAAAATTATACGAATTAAAATGATGTCTAAAATTTCAGAATTTAAGGATACTATGAAGATGCTCAAAGAACTTCAATCTAATTTGGGCAACATGAAAGATATTAACATTGATAATCCACACAAGATACTTGAGAGTTTAGGTGTGGATGTCGATGTCGTTGAAAAGACATTTAAAGAATCTTTTAATAAGAAATTAGAAGTGAAGTATGTATATAAATCGGTTAATAAAGAACCTAAATATGAATACTTAACAGATTCTGGTTTTGATTTGAGGTCAAATATTAAAGTGACTCTTAAGTCTTTAGAGAGGGCTTTAGTCCCAACAGGACTATATGTTGACGTACCAAGTAGACACGAACTACAAGTACGACCAAAGAGTGGTTTGGCGTTAAATAAAGGTCTGTCTGTACTAAACACACCTGGAACAGTAGATTATGGATATACGGGTGAAATTAAAGTAATCGTTATTAATTTAAGTGCTGAAGAACAAACTATTGAAGTTGGTGATAAAATAGCTCAAGCCGTCATATGTCCTGTAGTACAAGGAGGTGAAGTCGAATTGGTAAGAGTTATGGAAATAGAGGAAAAGGATAGAAACTCAAATGGATTCGGGTCAACAGGAAACTAATAAAAGTCCAATACTACCAAATAACAAAAAGAACTATCTAATTGATATTGATGGTACAATAACCGACGACATTCCAAATGAGGAACCCGAAAGAATGTCCACATGTTTACCATACGATAATTCAGTTAATATAATTAACAGTTGGTATGATGATGGACATATAATTACATTTTTTACGTCTAGAACAACTGAACATAGAGAAGTTACCGAAAATTGGTTAAAAAAACATGGTTTTAAATATCATAATCTTTTAACCAATAAACCAAGAGGAGGGAACTACCATTGGATAGATAACCATATGGTTAGAGCAACAAGATATGATGGTGTTTGGAGTGAATTGATAAAAAAGAATGTTAGTATAGAAGTATTTAAAAAATGATAACTATAGGTTTTAGTACTAGAAAAATAGACGAATCTTTTTTACAACACATTAAAAAAAGTTCTGGAATTAAAGATGTTGAAATAATTCCCATTGAAAATAATGGGATATATTCGTTAACACAAGCATATAACATGATAATAGAACGGTCATCAAATGACATCGTAGTTCTATGTCATGATGATATATTTTTTGATACAAATGATTGGGGTGTTAAATTGTTAAATCATTTTAATACCACAGAATACGGAATTTTAGGTGTTGCAGGAACGACACACCTAACTAATAGTGGAAGATGGTGGGAAAATATGAATAATATGGTTGGTATTGTAAATCACCAATCAAATGGTAAAAAATGGAAATCTCAATATTGTTATGATTTTAAATCTGAAATAATTGAAACTGTATTATTAGATGGTGTTTTTTTATCAATTAATAAAAAATTAATTAAAAACATTTTCGATGAAGATATAAAAGGGTTTCATTTTTACGATGTTGATTTTACATTTTCAAATCATATAAATAATGTAAAAGTTGGTGTTTTTTTTGATATAAGAATAACTCATTTTTCTGTTGGTCAGACAAACAATGAATGGGAATTGAATAGAATTCAATTTGTTAATAAACACAATGAATTTTTACCCTATAATATAAAACCAAAAATATTCTATAAAGAAATTACAAGTAAATTAAAATCGACACCCAAGGTTTCTATTGTGATTTTAACAAAAAATAATTTTGAATTACTTAATAATTGTATTAATTCATATAAAAATATTTCCAAATATCCGATATACGAGATAATAATTGCTGATACAGGTTCAGATAACGAAAATCTTTTGATGATTGAGGATTTAGTTAAATCAACCTCAAATGTAACATTAGTAAAATATGATTATTATAATTTTGCAAAAATTAATAATGATGTGGTTAAAAATCATGTTTCTAACGATACTGAATTAATTTTATTTAGTAATAATGATATACAGATATTAAATGATGTTATTACATCTATGGTGAACACCTATAATAACGATAAAAACAGGATAGGTACTATTGGTTGTAGATTACACTATGACGATAATACTATCCAACATTCAGGAATGCAAGTGAGTATAAATAAAAATAATATGATTGTCTTTACACACTTTGGATTAAAATCTTCATATGTCTATTTTGATAGTAAAAAAGAAGTTTTTGGAAATACTGCCGCGTTATTAATGATTTCAAAAAAACTATTCGAAAATATTGGAGGGTTTAATGAATCATATAAAGAATGTTTTGAAGATGTCGAACTTAATATTGAATGTTTAAAAAGAAAAAAAATAAACATTCTACAATCAGACGCGGTTTCTTATCATTTCGAAAGTAAAACTAGAAATTTAAATCCTGAAAAGAATAAAAATATGTCAATAGATTATGAAAAACTTATGATCGGGTCAGTATCTGATAATTTAAGTATTATTCAAAAATATATTTACAAGAAAGTATTTTAATTATTAAAAAATAATTTATTATAATATAAAACAGTATTAATGTCAGAAAAAAAAACACAAAATTCAAAAAAAACAAATAAAGAAATTATTAAGGATATTATAACAAAAACACCTAGAAATAAATTTCTTTCAGAAAATCAAAAAGATTATTACTCAGAATTATTAAAAAATGAAATTACCATATGTACAGGACCTGCCGGTGTAGGTAAGTCATATGTGGCAATGAAAGCTGCAATAAATCTTTTAATTGATGATGATAATTCATATGAAAAAATAATCATTGTGAGACCGGCAGTTGAGGCGGAAGAAAAACTAGGTTCACTACCAGGTAATGTAGAAGAAAAATTAGATCCATATATATTCCCATCATATTATTTGTTAAATAAAATAATAGGAAAAGAAGCGAGAGAAAAATTAAAACAAAGTGAAATTATAGAGGTTTTCGCCCTTGCATATATGAGAGGTATGAATATAGATAATTCAATCCTAATATTTGAAGAGGCTCAAAATAGTACTCCATCACAGATGAAATTACTATTGACAAGAATTGGATTTAATTCTAAATTCTTTATATCAGGTGATATTGAACAAACTGATCGTTATAAAGATAAAAAACAATCGGGGTTGTATGATGCTATGAATAGATTTAACGGTATTGAAGGTATTGGTGTATTTGAGTTTAACAACAAAGATGTAATAAGAAATCCTTTGATAAGTAAAATTTTAGATAAATACGAATAATGAGAGTATACATAGATACAACTGACGTACTTAGAAATACTTTTCTAAAGGCAGAACAACTGTATACTAAATTTTACCTTGAAGAGTTATCAGAAATAGATAAATTTGAGTCTTTAGATGGTGAGTGGAAAAAGAATGAGGACGAAAGCTTTAAATATGAATTAAACTTACCAATAACATCGTATAATTTAATAGACCACTTTAAATTTCCTAATCAGGAAGAATTATTTGACTTTTTTTATACGGACTTCCCTATGCAAATATTTGGAAATAGTTCAACAATGTCTTCAGATACCTTTAAAGTATTAAATGAATTATATGAAGAGTATAGAGAATCTATTGAGTTTACAATAATATCTGAAGAAATTCAAAAATCCAAGCCCGCAACTTTATTTTTTTTATCAAAAAATGGATGTTTAATAGAAAATATAAAATTTTATTCAAATTTTACAATAAATGAGATTATTGATTTATCTGACATTATTGTAACAGCAAATCCAAATATATTAACTATTTTACCTGAAAGTGAAAAAATAATTAAGGTTGAAACAACTTATAATGAAAATTTAAATTTTAAAAATAACATAAAAAGTATTGAGGAATTAAAAACAAAATTAACCGAATTAAAAATTATATAATATGTTAGAATTATTTGGAGAAAATTATTACATAGATTTCGAGTCTATTAATGAAGCAATAAATTTAAAAACAAATGAAACCTTATCAGGAGAAACAGAACAAACTATAAATTTTGTTTCTTTTGAGGTTATAAAAATTATGTTGGAAGTGATAATGTCCGAACGGGAAGACTTAGATAATAACTTAGGTGTTATTACCACAAAAAATCTAAGTATACCTTTTAGGTTTGCATTTAATACACTATTAACTCATGGAATTATAAAAACTATGTAAAATGGATACAGAAAAATTAAATAAATTAGAAAAAACAATTAAAAATTTAGAAGAAAAAAATTCTATACTGTACTTTTTTGTTCAGGATACTAACGGTAACGCAAAAGGAGGTATAAGATACATATATCAGATTGCATTAACACTTTTCAATAATGGGTATAATGTAGTTATTATACATGAAAAAAATAATTACAAAGGTGTTGGTGATTGGTTAGGGTCTGAGTATACTGAAATACCTCACGAATCTATTGAAAATCAAAGTTTAAGGATTTCTCCCGAAGATTTTGTAATTATACCTGAAATTTTTGGTTATATTATAGAACAAATCACTAATTTACCATGTGGTAAAGTAGTTTTATGTCAAGCGTATGATAATATTTTTGAGACACTAAAACCTGGTATGACTTGGGCTGATTTTGGATTTTTTAAATGTATTACAACAACTAACGAACAAAAAAATTATATTGAATCTATTATGAGGAATGTAACTTTAGATGTTATAGAACCTTATATCCCAACTAATTTTTCAAAAAAACCCAAACCATCTAAACCAATTATTAGTATCCACACTAGAGACCAAAGAGATACTATGAAAATAATTAAAAGTTTTTACATAAAATACCCACAGTTTCGATGGATTACTTTTAGAGATATGAGAGGGTTAAATCAAGAAGAGTTTTCAAATTATTTAAAAGATTCTTTTGTATCTGTATGGGTAGACGATATATCAGGATTTGGTACATTCCCAATCGAATCCATGTTAAGTAACACACCTGTTATTGGTAAAATACCTAATATGAAGCCTGAATGGATGAATGAAGATAATGGTATATGGACATATGAATTAAATAAAATCATAGACATTATTGGAGAGTTTATACAAAATTGGCTTGAGGATAATATCAATGAGGAATTATACACAAAGGGTTATGAAACTGCAATTAACTATCAAAATAAGGAAAATTTTGATAAAAAAATTATAGAAACATTCGATTCATTTATTGAGAATAGAAGAAAATCTTTTGCGGAACAATTTGAAAAAATAAAAATAGAAGAAGAAGTATAATATGGAAAATCAAACAATAGATATTAGTGTAATTCTACCAATAGAATCAACTAAACACAAAAATTTTGAGACTCTATTTGAGTCATGTATAACATCAATAAAAAATCAATCGGTATGTCCATCTGAATTAATTATAGTACACACAGATGAGGAATTATTAAAAAATTTTTTAGAAAATTATTATTTTGATTTTTTAAATGTAAGATTAATTGAAAACAGTGGGGATAGTGATTTTGCAACACAAGTAAATTTAGGTGTCGGTAAATCCACTAATCCTTGGGTTTCTGTTATTGAATTTGATGACGAATACGCATCAATATGGTTTAAAAATGTTAAAAGATTTATAGAATCATATGATGATGTAAATGCGTTTTTACCTTTAGTTGTTGATGTTGACGATAAGGGAATATTTGCCGGATTCACTAACGAAGCAACATTCGCAGCAAATATCAACACTGAAATTGGTTATCTAACAAATGAGGTTCTTTTAAATTATCAAAATTTTCAAACAAGTGGAATGGTTATTAAAAAGGATACATGGATAAAATATGGTGGACTTAAAAAGTCTATGGTTTTAACATTTGTTTATGAATTCTTATTAAGATTAACATATAATAATGTTAAAATTATGACTATTCCAAGAATCGGTTATAAACATATTAACATGAGAGAAGGATCAATTTTTTGGAATTATAAATTTGGTGAAAATAAATTATCTAAGGATGAGGTTTCTTTTTGGATGGAATCTGCTAAAAAAGAATATTTTTTTACAGAAGATAGAAACATAAATTTTGAAACAACAAATAATTAATGTTTTTAAGTGAAAAAAATGAAAATGAAAAACCTGTACAAGATGATTTAATCAAAAAAAAACTTAAAACCAAGGTAAACTATTTTGATGTCAGGGAAGAGGATGCGGTGAAACTTTTTTTGTTAGCGGAAACCGCTCATGAAAAAAATCAGATATATAATGAATATCTTAGAAAACCGATAGATAAAATGATAGAATCTATCATAAGAAGATATAAATTATATAGAAAAGATATGGATTTTAATGAAATTCATAATGACACACATTCTTTTTTAATGACAAAGGTAGACAAATTTAAACCGAGTAAAAATAAAAAAGCATATTCTTACTTTGGTACAATTTGTAAAAACTATTTGATGGGTCAAATTCTAAAAGAACAGAAAGAACAAAACAAAAAAATATCTTATGAAGATATAACAAGTATTTTAGAGAACCGACCTGATATGATTTATTATTTAGAATATGAAAAAATACAACCTGAGGAAATAATAGGTGATTTTTTAAAGAGACTTGAGGTTTATATTGAAAAAACTGATTTAAACAGTTCTGAATTAAAGTTGGGATACGCGTTAATAGAATTATTCAGTAATTATGATGAAATTTTTATTGGTACAGATAATAATAAGTTCAACAAAAATATAATCTTATTGTCTTTAAGAGAGATGACAAACATGTCAACTAAAGAAATTAGAACTGCCATGAAAAAGTTTAAAGTATTGTATTTTGAAATTTCTGAAAAATTAAATAATTTATAAATAGATATTTATTATCAATGGCCAGACCTAAGAAAAAAGAAATAGTATTAACTAAAGATTCAGTACTTAGTTTAATGCAAGAAATCTACAATGAACTTGTAGAACAAAGAATTACTGCCGTAAGAATTCAAAACAAAATGATGTCTTTATTAAAAGACGCGGAAGATATGACTGTAATCGGTCCAGTAATTAAAGAACAACAGAAAATTATAAATGATACGATAGAAAAGAAATTATCTTTATCTAAATTACAATCATCTATATGGGAAAAATCAAATCAATCATCAGATGATAATTTTAATATTTCTGAAATGGATGATGACGTTTTAAAAGCTTTAATTGATAAAGATATAAACTCAGATAATGAAGGATATACCATATAATCATGTCTTTAGATAAAAAGGATTCACTTAAGGATGCTAAAAGTTTAATTCAGGCATATAAAACTGTAATTGAAGTTCAAAATTCTGAGGTTGAAATCAAAAAACAAAATTTGGGGTCAACTTTTGAGGACGATAAAAGCGAGTCGATAAGACAGTTAAATGAAATAAAGGATGCATCCCAAAGAGCTAAAGACGAAATAAAAAATCAATTTGATGAACTTATTGAACTTTTTAAATTATCAATACCAAGTGAAACTGATATAAAAAGTAAATTAAATAAATTTACAAGTGACGCTAAATCAAACGTTAAATCTAAAATACCTAATATACCGACCGATACGAAAAATGACGGAATTGATTTTTTATTAAAACAAGTATTATTAGCCGTACAAAATACTAAATCAAGAATATCAGAAATTTTTATTGATGAAGTTTTAAAGACTGCTGGTTGTTCAGAAGAACAGTTGTTTAACGGAAATGATGAGGGTGGTAATAGAAATAATAAAATCCATATTAGAGTAAATCAGATAGATTTAAAAAAACTATTAACTAAAAATCCTGTAGAAAAAGAAAACTCAATATTATATGAAAAAGAGGATAGATCCAATGGGTACTTACCATACCCAATGAACAAAGAACTTTTTTATAGAATACAAAATGAGAATGTATCTTTTTATGACGAATTTGGACAAGATTATATTGGAGAATCTGGTGTAGGTATTTTAGATATTAAATATGTAACAAGTTATGTTGAAGAAGGTCAAACAAAATATGGAGATTTTTTTGAGGTAACCTTAACGAATAGACTTACCGGAAATAACATTAGTAATTTTTTACGAGATTATTATAAGTCTATAGACATAATAGATTTTGACACTTTTGTTCCAAAAGTTCTTAATGAATTAACAAATTTTATTGATATATCTGCAAATATATCAAAAACAGAAAAAGAAGAAGAGAAAAAATTTAATAAAATTATACAAAGAATTCTTGGGTTGTGTTTTGATAATACCAAAGAAATTGATGTATCAGGGACATCTAAATTGTCAGTATTAGATGATATCGATGATTCGTTTTTTGAAATGTCATTTGTCGATTTAAGAAATATAGAAAATGAAACAAATAATTTTACTAACGGAGTTATTGAATTTAAAGATTGTGATAATATAAAATTAAAAGTAAATCCCGATTCTTTTATTGAATCGGTTAACAATATTAGAAATGTACCTGATAATCAAAAGGTAGATAAATTTATTGAGGAAATTGAAAATAAATTAAACGATACTGATTGGAAAACTAATACTTCTATAGATTTAAATTTAGATGTGTCATTTAAAAGTGATATTTTAAAAAGTATACCGAGAGCCGCCGTAAGTGCAATATTATCACCAAAAGTATTATTAGGTATGATGGTTGTTTTAAAATCTGTTGGTAGTAATGTTGCGGATTTGGTAGAGGATTTTAGAACATTTATGAGTAGTATGAAACAATTTATGGTTGAATTAGTTTCTAAAATAGGTTCTATCTTTATTGAAGAATTATTCACTCTACTAAAGAAAAATATTAAAAAATTAATAAGTGTTATATTATTACAGATTATACGAGAATCGAAAGACACAAGAGTTAAAATAATTACTTCTATAGTTGCTGTACTTTTACAGTTAGGTTCTGCGGTTGTTGACTGGAGACAATGTAAAAGTGTTGTTGATGAGATAATTAATTTATTAAATATTTCAATACAGGCAATAAATGGTTCAGGATCTAGAGGATTACCATCTTTTGTATTGGCTTCTAGTGGTTTATTAGGTGGATATTCACCAACAAGGGCATTCGCAAATGTAACAGAGAATTTACAAAAATTAGGACTACCCACAGGTCCATTACCTGACGGGTCACCAAATATCGCATTATCAGCAATTTATCAAACACTAAAAGCGTCTCATGATGAACAAATTAAAAATGGTAAAACTGAAATTTTTGTACCCCCACTCACTGTCGTATCCTTAGGTGGAGGAACAACATTACCAACAGTTGTTAACGGAAAATCTTATTAACTATGGACGAAAAATTAAAAAATATTATTCTTGACTATAAGTCTTTACCGAATAAAGACTTAGAATTTGGAATGGACGAATTAAAAAAAGATTTTGAAAATACAAAATCTTTGATAATTAAATTGACATATCATTTGGATAGTGTTGAGATGGCTTATGAAAATTTACTAACGGAATATAAAAACAGAAACAAGATATAATGTCATTTTTAGATGGTAAGATAAAAAGTATAATACCTATTAATAAGGTAATCTTTAAGGGTCAGTGTATCGATTCTAACGACCCCTTAAGATTGGGTAGAATTCGTGCTATATTAAAAACTGAAAATTCCACAGAAAGAAGTCAAGCGAACGAACTAAAGGAATTTGAAAAGTGGACGAGTAAAGACCCCTTTGTTTTCAAGCCACTATTACCTTGGTTTTTCAACAGTCCTCCTGTTAAGGAGGAGTATATTCATATTTTTTACAGTAATATAGACCGTAAAGGGTCAAAAGATAAGTATTATATTTCTGGTATTTTTTCTCACCCGACATTGTCTAGTGGTGAACCATATGATTCTGCAATTTTAGAAACTGATGAAGGTAGTCAAAATAAATCTACATTAGATTTGTTAGATACTTTAGGTAACTATAAAAAAAATGTGGAGGGTGTATATGGGGAACCGAATGACATTTCGATATATGGTAGAGGTACTTGTGATATAATTATTAGGGATAACACCATAGTTTTAAGATCGGGAAAACAGATTAGAACACAACCCAACAAATTACCTGTTAAAAATGAAAGAAGGTCATTTTTGCAGTTAAGTAATTTTGATACTGAAACAAAATATGGAAATCCTAAAAAATGGTACAAATTTGATTTCGATGAAAAACCTATAAAAAAATTAATAGAATACAACTTAATTAATCCTGAAAATGCGGAAGATAATTTTTCGGGACATATTGATATTTTTCATTTAAGTAACACGGGTATTACCAGTGTAAATATGACTGTTGACACAAAAATAGATTCACAATATAAGTCAAAACAAACGATTGTTAGTTTTAATAATTTAAAGATGAGTCAAGTTATTGAATTAACAAATAAAACAATAAAGGGCGTATTAAATGGAACGATATCGGATGTTAAAAATCTTGGATTCAATTCGGTTATCATAGGGGAAGAAAATCAGTTTACTAGAGAAAATTTTGACTTATATGAAGTTTATCCTTTATTTTTTAGACCGAATGAATTGTTAAAAAAGATAATTGATGACGTATCTATATCTAGTGATTTAAACTCAGTATTTAACGCATCGAATTACATAAATTCGATAAAGATAAGACCGGATTTAACTCCGGGTCATAGTTTGGTATTTAACAATACACTTATTGATAGCACACCATATAAATTCAATTTGGAAACAACCACAGATAAAGAAATAAAACTTAAAAATCATTCTGTATCTGTTTTGGGTGGGGACGAATTATATTTTGTTGCATATCAATCGAACAACCCTGTAAAAGAACCTATAAACATATCGGATTCTATGTTGGGATTTAGTGAATCTCAAATTTCCGATAATTTTGAACCAAACACATCGTCTATGGTTCGAGGTGAAGAACTTCAAGAATTTTTGAGGTTGGTTATTAATTTCTTATCCTCACATGTTCACCCTTGGCATGGTATGCCACCCAACCCAGTTGGTCTTGACGGGACAAGATTGGATCAAATTTTAAGAGAGTTAGAATTATCATCAGAGAAAATTCTTAATAAGTATATTCGTATCAACTGATATATTTATATTAAAACAAACTTAATGTCAATTCATAGGTCTTATTTTAAAAAAAATAATACCTTGATGTCTTTTAGTGAAACTAATACATCAAGGAGTCCGTATATTGAACTTTTTTTTGGTAATTTTGAAAATGCCTTAATACCAAATGGGTTCTCAAGATTTATATTTGATTTGGATTTAGATTTACTTAGGTCAAAATTTAATGATGGTTTAATCTCAACATCGTGTGAAAATAATATTTCACATATTTTAAAAATGAAAAACACTTCATCGTTCGATGAAGAATTATTGAACGATACTTGGTCAAACGGCAGAAGAAGGGCAACATCATTTGATTTGGTCTTATGGAGAATACCAAAAATTTCAGGAGACACTGGAAATAGTCAAGAATGGGATGAGGGTGTTGGTTATGATTATTATTTGGGAAAAGGTAGCAACGGAGGGTCACAGTCGTCTGTGAAAAACGCAATACAAACCGACAAATCTTTTTCAGATAGACCAACAAATTGGTTTAAGAGACAAACAATACATGAGTGGTCTCAAGAAGGTATATATGATAATACAAATTCAAATCCCATAAATGGATTAAACTATAACGGACTTACCATTATCGGAACACAACATTTTGAATTTGGAAATGAAGACATTGAATTTGATATGTCATCAGAAATAAATGGAATATTAAATGGAACAATAACCGGAGTTACCGGTTGGGGTATTTCTTTTGTTCCTGATGTTGAAAACATAACGGGTCTTACAGAAAATTATTCTGTTGGATTCTTTTCTAGACATACACAAACATTTTATGAACCCTTTTTGGAAACAAAGTATGATGATGTAATCTCTGATGATAGAAATTCCTTCTATGAAAAGAGAACCAACTTTTTATATTTATTCTCAAATAAAAATGGAAGACCAAAAAATTTAGATAATTTACCATCGGTGTCGATAGTTGATGGTAATGGAGATACTGTTAGTGGTTTTGAAAATTTACCTTCATGTCAGATTACAGAAGGTGTATATAAAGTGTCAGTCGCAGGACTAACAGGAGCAACGTTACCGTGTATTTTTAACGATATATGGACAAATATATCCATAGATGGGATGGACCTTAACGATATCGAAAATCAGTTCGTTATGTACCCTCTAAATCAGTTATATCAACTAAGTAACGATGATAACCAACCCGAACTTTATGGATTCAATTTTTCGGGGATAAAACAAGATGAAAAAATTCTAAATACAGATATTAGAAAAATTAACGTTATAGTTAAAAAGGCATATACAACCAAAGAAATTTTATCAAATGTTGAAGTTTATTACAGAGTATATGTTAGAGAAGGTAACACCGAGGTTCAAGTAGAAGATTGGACAAGATTAAACAGAACAATGAGTGGGTTCTACTTTATATTTGATACCAGAGACAAAATACCTAATGAATATTTTGTGGATATTAAAGTATTCTCAGACAGAGATGTTAATACATATAAAAAACAATTAAAGTTTCAAATAGTTAACAAAAAATGAAAAAAATATTATTAAATGAAAGTGAACTTGTGGAAGTTATCGAGTCCATCATAAGAGAATATAAAAAGAAAAAGTCCAATAAGTTGTGTGCTCGTGGAATATCCGCAGCCAAAGCAAAATATGATGTTTATCCAAGTGCTTACGCTAATGGATATGCTGTCCAAGTATGTAAAGGTAAGATGCCAGGGTTAGATGGTAAAAAAAGATGTTCAGGAACATATTGTTCCGGTAAAAAATAATCGTTATATTTGTTTCTAATTTATAAAAAAATGAAAGAAGTAAACTACAGAACGTATCAAATGTTGAAGAATAATGTTGTAATTGAAGAGATTCAAAGCGCAACTCTTGATCGTGCAATAGATTATTTCTTAGAGATTCACCCACACGCATATAGTGACAACACATACTCTTATAAGTATGTAAAAAAAGTATACGACCGTTAAAATTCTTCGATAAGGATTTTAAGGTCTGTACTACCTTTTATTACTCTATGAAATGTCTCTTTTGGGATGGTAAATTTTATTCCTTTTTTTAAGGGAATGGGTAAGTTATTGTCCATTTGAAAAAACCAATCGGTGTCTTCTATAACTTCTACAACCCTATTATTTCTGTCTCTGTGCCACACCAATTCATCTTCTGATACTTCAGAAGAGAATACCCTTTTAAATTTTTTATCAGAAATATTTTCTTGACTATAAATCATTACCAATATCTACCAGGAACGTTTGAACCAAAGTCTTTATGTGCCCTACATGCCCAATATCCAGGTGTTGTTCTATCTTTCTTCTTATGACATTGATGTCTAGCAGCAAACGAAGCCCTTGCACCTGAATCATTCCAATTGGAGCTCATATCAGGAGAACCATAAGAAACCTTTTTGATATTACCTGTTTTTGGGTTTCTAACATATACATAATATTTTTTAGAACCACCCTTTTTAGGTTTACCTATCTGAACCTTTTTACCCTGAAACTCTGATTCCATCAAATTTTCATACTCAAAAGGAAAGTCCAAAGGCACTTTCTTCCCTGTTTTAAGCGTTACAATTTTACCAACCTCAGATTCTAAAATCTCCCTATCAAAATTGTCAAACTGATATCCTTTATCGTATAGTTTCCTCGCTTCATTGATAACATCAAAATATTTTTCACTTCCAAACCTAAATATATTGTCAGTTATTGAGACGTTATTATCAAAATGATATTTTAATTCTTTTGATATTTCTGTTTTTTCTAATATTAATTGATTAACACTTTCTTTAATGATATTTTTCATAGTTTTTGATTCATTGGTTTTTTTAACTTTATAATTTTTAATGTCAATTCTTGTTGGTTTTTGTCCTTTTCCTGTTTGCGGATCTTTTCTTTCTTTTTCCCTTTTCCTTCTACAAGCCGAATTTTTTTCTTCCTGAGACATTTTTGAGGCAACACCCGCAGCCCTACATACAGGATATGACTTTTCATCCGCATCCTTCCTACCACAAGGGGGATGTCCACCACCTTCTTTTTTTCTACAGATATTAACCCAAGGACCCTTTGGTTGTGATGACCCTTTTTTCTTTTTTTTGGTACCAAACCAAACAGCTAAATCTTCGTTTAAAGTATAGTTTTCATTTGACATTATTAAAAAAATAAATTAAATTTATCTACATATAAATATCACTATGTCAGAAGAAAAAAAAATTGTAGGTAATCTTTTTGGAGTTATAAATTATAGTAGTATAGACGATTTAGATAGATTTATTTCTGAAATGAAACGTGACCATGCATTGTATTGTTTAATTCAAGCAGTAAATTTCGCATATAGTAAAAATGTTTTTTCTATCGATGAAAGTGAAGTAGTATCTAAATCAATAAGAATCTTGTCTTCTCCACCTAAAGAAGATGATGTAGATTTGAAAAATCCAGAAATTTATGAAGCATAAAAAAAGGGAGAAAAAATCTCCCTTTTTATTATCACACATAAGATAATGATTATCTTAATTCTCTTAAATCGAATGTTCTAACACCATCAACCAAGATTCTTCCGTAGAATCTGTTGTTAACCATCTTCTTAGCGTATCTAGTCATGATACCCTTGATTGGTGTGAAGTTGAATGGGTTATACATTGTTGGTGTCAACTGAAGAGGTACGTAAGGTGCGTATACATAACCAGTGTCAAGTAATGATGAACCCTTGTGTCCTAACAAAATTGTGTTTGCTGGGAAGTAGGGGTCACGATAAACTTGATATCTTCCTGACAATGTACCAACTCTTTCGATACCCATGTTGTACTGATCCTGTTCAGGCGCTGCGTTTGAAACGTGGAAGTATTCCAAGTCATCAAATATAGCTGAAACTTCAGATGAAACAACGATCCAGTTAGCACCACCTCTCAATGTAGACTTGTGAATCTGAGCAGAAATTTGGTTAATTGCTGTGATTAATGTTTGATTCCAATCCTTTTGGTTATAGTTAATTGGTCCGTTAGCAATTCTCTTCCATCCGTTGTAATCCCAACGTAATGTCCAAGCCGCACCTTTTCTTAAGTCTCTTAAGATTTCACGGTCAATTTCAGCTGCAACTTGCTCTGACAACAACGCTGTCAATTCAGCTTCAGCATCGATATTATGGAATGCTGAAACGTCTTGTGCAAGTTCTGGTGACCACTGAGCTCTTAACTTTCTTTCAGTAACAGAAACTGTAACAGATTCTAAGTCAAAAGAAACTTCACCAATAGCATCTTCAAATTCTAAAGTCTTATAGATTCTATATGTTGCTTGGAAAGCAGGTGTACTACCAAAAGTTGTTCCAGTGTAACCATCGATAGAACTACTACCTAAGTCAGCAACTGTAGAAACATCGATACCTAAGTAAATTTTACCTTCTTCATCACAAATATCATCATATTTTCCACCTGGGAAAGTTGTAGTAGAAGATTGTCCATATTGAACAATACCTTTACCATATTTTTGTGTCAACACTCTAAAATTATAGAAAACTGTTGGTGTTGCAGCACTAAGATTAACCTTCAACGATGATAAAAACTCTTCAGTGTCCATAGCGTTTCCGTCAGGACCAATTAATTTACCTTGTCCGTCTTTTGTAAATCCAGACAAAACCGCTAAAACTTCTCTGTGTTCTTCAGAATCATCATAATCATAAGCCACTAATTCACCATTATCCCAAGCAACGGTTTCTAATGTTTTAGTAACTGCAGAGTATTCACCTTTTGAATAATCAAACAATCCTGCTGGATCTTCATCTGGTAAAGCTCCTTCATAAAATCTATCATATAGATTTTTACCTGTATCATAACCATCATAAGGAGTTCCACTACCACCTATTTCGTTACCTGGTGCGCCATATGGTTTGTAATGAGATACTCCATCTCTTTCTTGAATTTTAGGTACAAAGAAGAATAACTTTCCGATAGGAAGGTTCATAGCTTGAACTGAAACGATGTCGTTAGCCAATAATTTAGAGAAAACTCTTCTAACAATTGGGAAAACTACAGTTTCAAATGAACCTGTGCTATCACTAGCAGATGCTTCGTTTATCAAAAATGACGCTTGGTTTTCGTACAACTGCGCCATATTTTCTTTTACATGTCCTCTAAGACCTTCTAGGAACCCTAATTTGTCCCACTTATTGATTGTATCTTCCTTGATAACTTTAAGGTGCTTAAGACCGATGTTACCAACGAGACCTGATTCTAATAATGCTCCCATTTTATTTAATTTTTTTTAATTTATTATTTTATTTTATCCATCAAATCCTTCATTCTTAAGAACTGAGGATTTTCATATGTTTTATTCTCTATAAGATTTGTTGCTGATCCACGACTAGGAGATTTTTGTACCTTAGATTCAATAGACTCAGTAACAATATTATTTTCTTTACTACTTAAATCTTCTTTGATAGTCTTGTACAAGTTTTTAGACTCTTTTAATGTTTCAGCGGTATCAAATCTTCTTAGAATATTAACTTTTTCTTGTTTTGTTGTTGAATGCTCGGTAAATAGACGAGTTGCGTATGCTAGATTAGAATTAAAGACTGCAACTTCATTCAACTTCTCTCTGAAAATATTAAGAGCCTTTCTATACTCTTCATTTTTTTCTCTCAATGAAATAATTTCTTTTTCTAATTCTTCATTTCTCAACGCAGGTCTTCTACGTTCTTTTGGATATGTAGATGGGAATTTTACATTTCTTCTACCTAAAGAATTCGATCTTGTTCTAGATTCTTTAGCTTCAACGTATTCTTCTTCTTCACCTTCTACATCTTCTTCACCTTCTACATCTTCTTCACCTTCTTCCTCTCCATCAGATCTAGGTAAACCTTCTTCTTCGTCGAGTTCAAGTTCATAAATTGAACCTTCTTCTTCTTCTTCGTCTTCTTCATCGTCGAGTTCAAGCTCATAGATAATATCATCATCTTCCTCTTCTTCATACATTTCCTCTTCATCATCAAGTTCTATTTCATAAATTGGTTCTTCATCAGATTCTTCTGACTCACTCAATTTTAAAATATAATCTTCACCAGTACCCTCATCTGAAATTTCAATTTTATTATCTTGTTTTACTACTTTAATCCCATCTTCAGGACCCATAGATTTAAAGATTTTTATAATATCACTATCAGATGCGTTTGTTAGATCAAGAGGTAATAATTCTTCAGAGTCTGATTCAAGTTCTTGACTATCTAAATCGTCAAAATCTTCTCCTTCGTCTCCGAATGATTCAGAATCTTCCATGTCCATATCCATGTCCATTTCTTCCTCATCACCAGATTCATCTTCAAGATTTTCTAAATCTTCTTCTTCATTATCATCATCTTCTTCAGGAGATAAACCTTGTTCGTTCATATCCAATTCTTCAGATGATTCTTCTTCGTCTTCAACCTCATTTAGAGATTCCTTTACTAATTCTTTGATTTCTTCCTTCATAGTAGAAGCAAGTATTCCTTTTGCATTTTCGGTTATTGCGTCTTGTAGATATTCCATTTGCAATAACGCTTCTTCAACGATCGATTTATTATTCGTCATTTGTAATTTACAATTTGTTTATTTTTCATATAAATATATCAAATATTAAAAAAAATGTTTTTTTAATAAGTTTTAATGAAAAAAAACCTAATTAACCGAAATAAATTTTAGAAACTATTTCTCTTCTTGGAGTTTGAAATGATTTTTTTGATAGGGATTCGTTTCCTTCTATAAGGTCTTCGAATGACTCAGATAGAAAACTGGGTATTGTTTTATTTGTTAGATGAGAACTAACAACTATATCATCACAAGTTAAATCAGGTTTATATGATTTATTTTTAAGAGATTCAGATTTTATAAACATAAATCTACCTTTAAGTATATCTACAGGGATATTTTTATTTAAATCAGGAAAAATGTGGTAACTACCAACATACCCATTTTCTTTTTTGTAAATCACACCCTCCCTTCCAAGAGCATCTATATTTTTGTTCTGTTCAAGAAAGTTTACACACTTTTCATAAATCCGATCGTCAATTGGTTTAAGATCATCGTCAAGAATTGTAACATAATCGTAATTATACAAATTATTCAAAATAACATTCCACCTTTCCCAACATTTATTTTCATTTTGTTTATTTAAAATGGAAATATTGGTTTGAAAATCAAACTTATGGTTTATATCGTTGGATGCATTATCCACCAATATTATATCTGATTTTATGGTTTGATTTTGGATTTGAACTAATATGTCTTTAAGATATCCTTTTCTTCTCCAATTTGTTAGAACTGTGAGTATCGTATTCATTTTTTTATAATACCGTATGTTGGACATAGATCTTTTGTTAAATAATCAACCTTCAGATTATTTTCCAAACAGAATTCATTTACCGCTCTATAAACACCTGAGAAGTTTTCTTTTATATAATCATGTCCTGCTATAATACCTCCCGACTTTACTTTTTTGAGTGAAAGGTCAAGATCTAACCTGACAGACTCATATGAATGATCTGCGTCAATATAAATTAAATCGAAATAATTGGGTGGTAATCTTTTCAAGATATGATGAGAATTTCCTTTATATATGAAAACATTTTTGTCCATATATTTTGTTTTTAATTCTTCATAAACTTCGTTTAAATTACGATGTTTTATATTTTTTCCGTCCTTATCACCTGAATGAGATAATCCATCGAAAATATCAATGAGATGCAATTCAGATGGATTAATCTCGTTTAAAATAAATTCAGAAAATTCTCCTTCAAAAACTCCAACCTCACAAATTTTTAAATCTTTATCCAAAGATTTAATGAAGTCATTCCTCGTTTGAAAATAAATCATTTTCTTTTCTTTTCAAGGCAATAATTCCTCTTCCACTCTTTTCATATTCAACAACATCATAGATACTCAAGATATCCTCAAAATAGGCTTTGTCTTCATATCCTTCTACATCATTGTGGTTAAAATCGTGAACAAAAACTATTGTGTCAGGTTTAATATAATTATGGATTACCCTTGCACAATCTTTTCTTGCTCTTCCATCAATTAGACAAATATCAAAATCCAAGTTATTGACAACAGGATAATCTACATAATCCTTGAATTGTTCATATCTTGGTTTTGTTCTGTCACCTGAATTTGGTTTTACATAAATCAAATCTATGTTATCCGCTTTGAACAAATCAATCGTGATTTTGATTTGATTGTAATAATCAATGTCGTGTTCTAACGATATTAATTTATCAACCAAACCTGAAAAATACAACGTTCCGTTGCCAGCACCCCACTCAAAAAAAGTATAATGTGGTTTCAAAAATTTTTCAATGAATTTGTATTCATTGAAGTGCATCAAAGGTGTAAAAGACTCAAACCTGTTCTTCATAGATTTCAAATACTTCGTTTACAAGTTCATCAACTTCAGGAATATAATCCCACAATGTCTTACCTTCGGGAATTAAATCTATAGTATCTGTAGTAAATTCTGTGTGTCTAATTTCCAAATCATCTAACAACAAACTCTTATATAATGCTTTTGTTTTATAATTTTGTGTTCCATTTCTAAAAGGTAAGATATGGTCTGGGTGTTTACAAGTTGGTACAGTTACAATCCAATTATCAAAAGCACCAGCAATATGTAAAGGTGATGAATCGTTTGTCACCAAACATTTACTTAAAGAAATAAGAGCAAATAACTCACCAAGAGTTGTTAAATCTCTTAAATCATATCCATTACTTGGACAATTAATGGGTAAATAACCTTGTTTTTCATCGATAGTTTTACCAATTAATATTACAGTTAATTTTTCAGATAATTTATCAACTATTTCTTGCCACCATTCGATTGGTAATGTTTTTGATGGCCACCATTTACCGGCATGAATTAAAACTATTGGTTTTGATGGGTCTTTTTCTTTTAATAGATTAAAAACATATGACACATCCTCAACATCAAGTCTTAATTTTATTTGTTTATCAATATTTGGTATTGTTCTTTTTATCATAGACATAGATGAAAAATCTGTTGGGTGAAAAAGAACGTGAGACATCTTATGTTGTGATTGTTCTTCTTCAGGACAGGTATACATTGTAAGAATTGCATCATCGATACCCTTCCATTCATTATAATCATAAACAGGTAAATCTAAGTGGTCAAATAACCTTTTAAAGTGGGTTACAACAAAAATATTGGCTTCAGGATAAAGTTTTTCTGTATATCTAATTACTGGTTCAGAACAAAGTTGGTCTCCCATTCCTGCGGTAACTGAAATCAAAATATTTTGTTTATATTCATATTCAGGCCCATCTATACTCCATTGATTAATATCCTTTAACAAAACATCAAATATCATTTCTTGTGGCGCACCTGCATAATGAACGATATAAGAATCTAATCTTGATATTCCACAATGTTTATCAAGAATATCCATTCTGTTGAATTTATAATGTAAATCAAACATATCTACATTATCATTCAATATACGTAAGTTGAGGTATGGTTGATCGGTTTCCACAAAATCAATCCCTTTTGGAAATTTAAAAATATTTTTGTGTACTCTGGATATAACCATAACTCCACTATTATAAAATTTCCCATTCCAAGTTTTTAGTGGTTCATTGTAGTATTCGGATGCTTGTTCTAAAAACTCAAATCGAGGAACGTACCTACCTTCATTAAACATTCCTAATTTGTTTTGAGGTACCACATCAAAAAGGTTTGGACAATCTTCTCTTATGATGATATCAATATCGAAATAAATAATTCTTTTATATTCATTTAATAATTCATGAATATAAAACTTATTCCATTTTTGTGTGATAAAATTACCGTTATGTTCAGTAATATTTAAAAAATCAGCACCAATTTTATCCGCATAATTTTGTAAAAACGGTAACGTAAAATTTGAAATAGTATTGTAATAATCTCCAATAGATATTGTTAAAACCAAGTTATCTTTTTTCATATTTTTTATTTGAAATATATGAAAAAAGATACTTTTTGTAAATTAAAAATTATAAATAAGATATTGATGTTGGTGTCATTACTATATTTCTATTTATACCCAAAACGAAATTATTAACATAACCCCAACCCCAAGATTTACCTCTATTATCTATAGCTAATACATGATTGGTTCCTGCAAATATTTTACAAAATGTTTTTAATGTTCCAGATACGGCCACCGGTGTTGATTTATTAGTAAATGAATCATCACCAAGTACACCATAACTATTTGATCCCCAAGACCAAATTTTACCGTATTTATCAATTGCAGTTGAAAATCCACTACCCCCCCCAATATGACAAAATGTTTTGGTTGCCCCTAATACTGAAACTGGTGTTCTTTTAGCAGATATAGAATTATCACCAAGTTGACCACTTGAATTTTCTCCCCATCCCCAAACTATCCCATTTTTATCTATTGCCATTGAATGGTCAAGACCTGCACTTATTTTACAAAAAGTTTTAACAGCACCTAATACAGATATTGGTGTTCGTCTTGATACTGTTGAATTATCCCCAAGTCGACCATTTCCGTTACTTCCCCATCCCCAAACTATCCCATTTTTATCTATTGCCATTGAATGGGCAAAACCTGCACTTATTTGACAAAAAGTTTTAACAGCACCTAATACTGAAACTGGTGTTCGTCTGGATGTTAATGAATTATCACCAAGTCGACCATTTGTGTTTATTCCCCACGCCCACGCTCTTCCATTTTTATCTATTGCTAAACTATGTGTATACGCGTTTATTTGACAAAAAGTTTTTACAGCACCAAGAATAGAAACAGGAGTACGTGTTAAGGTAGTTGAGTTATTACCAAGCCCACCATTAGTATTAACTCCCCATGCCCATACTCTTCCATTTTTATCGATAGCCAATGTATAACCTTGACCCGTAGATATTTGACAAAAGGTTTTAACTGCTCCGAGTACCGAAATGGGTGTTCCTCTATCTGTCGATGTGTTATCTCCCAACTGTCCTGATATATTAATCCCCCAGTTCCATATTCTTCCATTTTTATCTATAACCGTACTATGGTCTCTTCCTGTTGAAATATCGCAAAAAGTTTTGTTTAATCCAAGTACGGATAAAGGTGTGTTAGTAAGTGGTAAACCAAAAAAATTACCTCCAGCATGACTACCCCAACCCCAAACTCCCCCATTATTTGTGATACCTATTGCATATCTAAAACTAAAAAAATTATTAGCAGATATATCACAAAATGTTTTAGTGGCACCTAAAACAGAAACAGGAGTATTTGCTTGAAGAGTATTGTTTCTACCAAGTTCGCCATGTGAATTACTTCCCCAAGCCCATAATCTTCCATTCTTATCTATCCCATATGAGTTACTACTACCGGCAGATATTTTACAAAAAGTTTTAACAGCACCTAATACTGAAACTGGTGTTCTCTTACTAACAATGGTATTATCACCAAGTTGACCTGTATTATTAAACCCCCATGACCATAATCTTCCGTTCTTATCTATGGATAAAGAATGATTATTACCTGCTGATATTTGACAAAAAGTTTTAACGGTACCTAATACAGATACAGGTGTTTGTCTATTGGATATAGAATTATCACCAAGTTGACCGTAAAAATTATATCCCCAACCCCATGCTCTTCCATTTTTATCTATAGCTAAACTATGTAAATACGCACTTATTTTACAAAAAGTTTTAACAGCCCCTAATACTGAAACTGGTGTTAGTCTGGATGTTGTTGAATTATCACCAAGTTGACCGTAAATATTATATCCCCAACCCCATAATCTTCCGTTTTTGTCTATACCTAAAGAATGATTAGAACCTGTTGTTACTTTACAAAAAGTTTTTACATCACCAAGAATAGAAACAGGAGTACGTCTTATCGTGGTTGAGTTATCACCAAGCTGTCCATATGTATTTACCCCCCAACCCCATAATCTTCCGTTTTTGTCTATGGAAATATTAAAATCAAATGATGATGATACACTACAAAAAGTTTTTTTAGAACCACCTAACGATACTGGTGAATTATAAAATGCAATGGTGGTAATACCTAATTGACCGTTAGTATTGTCACCAATAGATTCTACACCACCTTTATTTGTTAAAGAAGATAAAAACTGACCTCCACTACTTAAACTTGATACTATTTCAGGTACAATAGTCGGTCTATTTTTTAAAGCTAAAGTGATTTTTGGCATAATATATAATTATAAATATAAATTACCTAATCTGAATATTTCGTCAATACCTTCCTGTGAAACATTTAGTTGTTGAGCAAATTGAGTTATTAATGGATTATTTTTTTCAATAATAATTGCATATTCCCAAGTTATTAAAACTCTCTTTCTTTCAACCTCATCTTCTATTGACAAAATCATATTTGTAATACTGTCAGGGTCAATACCATAATCTAATAATCCAAGTCTAAATTGTCTTGGAGTACAAGTATCAGGTACATAAACTAAAGGTTGTTGATTTATACTATTAATCTCTTCTTGAGTAAGATTTCTAACAACATATCCTTTTACATATTGTAAATTTGGTATATCTAAATATTCTTGATAATCTATTGTTTGTGTTGACGGATCATATAAAGGAGTTTCAGGATAAACAATTTCTATTTCAACAACTGGATAATCAAGTTGTGGTCTTATTCCATCAACCAAAAAATACCCTTCTCTAGTAGGTCCAATTCTTTCGTTTGTTTGTGTATTATATAAAAAAGTTTCCATATTAAGAAGATGCTAAATCACCAAACAATGTCCAAACATTTTCAGACACTCTTTTTATTGCAATAACAGAATATTGCTCTTTAGATTTTGATAAATTTGTTGCTGGTTTATTAATTGTTACACCTGTTCCACCACTCATTGATAGTTGACCGGAGGCCCTTTGTTCCATTACAATTTCAGTATCCGCAGCCCAAATAACAGATGATTGTGGTGGTATGGCAACAGTGACTTCAGTTAATCCACTTATTCTTAAGTATTCTGAAGCGTCTCCAGTTCCTAAAACTAAGCTTGTTGTATTATATTCAACAACAGGATATGCATTTATCCCAGATGCGCCACTAGATCCTGAAGTTCCACTACTTCCACTAGTTCCACTAGTTCCTGAAGCACCTCCTAATACACAAATCGTACCCATACCATTATTAATAGAGTTACTAGTTCCTAAAGAATATGTTACAGTAAATGTGTATATGTTTGAAGCAAGTGAACCTGAAGTAACGTTATACCAAATTATTGTACCATTACTAAATGTAACTTTTAGAGTACCTCCATTATTCAATAATTGATTAAATTGTAATGTATTATCACTACCATTATCATCTGACTTATATATTTTTATACTTGTAACTGTGTTTCCTGAATTCGTATTAAATTCAGCCTCTCCTAGCTCAGGATTTGCTGTGCTATCTACTGATATTAGATAAGGAAAACATCCTCCAACACTAATACCACTAGACCCTGATGTTCCACTAGACCCTGATGTTCCACTAGACCCTGATGTTCCACTAGATCCTGATGTTCCACTAGACCCTGATGTTCCCGCGGATATTTGTATACCATTTATTTTCATGTGTAAATGAATTATTTTATTTATAAATATATTACTTATAAAAAAAAATTATATCTCTATTTTTATTTTTTTTATATCCGATATTTTTATGTTTTGTAATCTATTTGTCCCTCTTGACATCTGACTAAAAATACCTTTACCATGTAAAAACATAAAATAATAATATAGATATGAGGAATCTATAATGGTATTATCCTTTATTTTAACTCCAATATTTTCAGGATTATATTCTCTTATAGGTTTTCCAACCACAGATTCTGTACCTTTCCTTACTAACCAAAAATCAGCATCTTCTGAATTTGTTTTAAAATCAACTAAGTCCCCTAAAGTCATTTTTTTTATTATAAATATATCAAAAAAAAAATTCAGGGATTTACCCTGAATTTTTTATGTTTTAATTACACATAAACTTCATCTATCTTACTTTCAACACATGCTGTTATTCGCCAATCATAATTAAAGTCTTTAAATTTTTCAGTGACTTTAACTTCAACATCTGTAATACTAAATCCTTTTACTAATTTTTCTTCTCTAATTTTTTTAGTTTTACCTGATGCTTCATCATACAGATCGTATTGAATTTTAACTACAAAATATTTTTCTTCCATTTTTATTAGATTATTTATCTAAAAAATGAGTTAATTTTTTCATTAAGTCAAGTGTTTTGTTTATTGACCCATTATTTTCTTCTTTTGATTTAATCTCTTCTTCTAAATTCTCTTCATATCTATTTTTATCATCTTTATTTAAGAAGAGATATGCTCCAGGTGTTGATGGAGAACTAACCAAGTCAAAACAGATTAATTCAAAATCTTCTTGAACCTCATTTCTTTCTCCCTTTTTAACCAATGACCCAACACCTCTTGATGATATTCCCATTGTTACTCCCTGTCTCATTAAATTAGCGGCTCTATCTCCTGGACAAGATACTATTCCTCTTTCATGGAAACCTGGAGATGTCAATAGTTTTATTTTACCCATCAATACGTTTGATTCCCACCACATATCTGTAATAAGATGAGAAACTCTATCTAAATCAATTAGAGAAGATTCTGGGTGATTTAATTCAGAAATAGACTGACCCTTTTCGATAATTTTTTTATACTTTTCAGCCTCTCTTTTGAGTATTTTTTCAGGGTATACTCTACCGTTTCTATTTGGAATGTCATGTTTTTGTAATACCGCATAAAAAACAAATGGTTTAGAATGTTCTAAATTTCCATATGATTCTTGTATTACCCTATCATTTCTAACATCGTTAGGGTTAATATACCCCGCATCCCACTCAATTAATATACCTTTACCTAAATCGTTAGGACCTAAAACTTTCATGATATTTTTATTATAAATATAGTTTTATAATAAAAACTTAAACTTCTATTAAATTTTTTTCTTTTACACTCTTATTTAAGTGTATTTGAAAAAATCCTGAACCCTTTATATTGTCTTGATAAACAGATGAAATAATATTTTTTACACTATTTCTTATTATTGTGGATTTAAAATCCATTTGATTCTTTAAATATAAAGTTATCTCTAAATTCATAAAACTTCTCTTCCCTTTTTTAATTCCACTACTTCGTAAGTCTAAATCGACTATATTATGTTTTTCGAAATAGTCGTTATCCACAACTTCAAGAAGACTATGTTTTATGTATCTTTCTAATAAACCTGTAGACCTATCCCAATTATCAAATTCTTTTATTGGTTCTACCCAAGTTTGTAATACTATATATATTGTTTTTAAATTTACTGAATCGACAGTACCATAATAACATTTCGCGTCTTTAAATAGATTTAACTGCGATGTTTTTCCCTTTTTCATATATCCCTCATTGTAAAAAAATTTATTGTTAACACATCAATTATATGTATAAAACTTTAATTTGTCAAAAAATGCGTATATTTATAACTAAACTAAAAAATCAATATGCTAAAAATTAAGGTGCATAATAAAAATATAGATCAAGCGTTGAAGATTTATAAGAATAAAGTTTATAAAACTAAACTTTTACTTAATTTATCTCAAAACAAAACCTATAAAAAACCTTCTGAAATAGGTAGAGAAGATAGGAAAAAAGCCGTCTATAAAAACAACAAAAATTTAGATAAGGATTAATCCGCGGATTTCCTTGAAAACTTTTCAACAGCAGTAAATCCTAATCCTGTTGCAACTATATACATCATTCCGTCCCATATAAATTGCTCTATTTGGGTACCACAAAATGTATTGGAAAGAAATCCAACACACATAAGAATGAATGCAAAAATAGTAATTACTCTTTTGGATGATGTCTGACCATCGACATCGCTTAAAATTGACTTTAAAATTTGTTTCATAATTCTTTTTCTAACTCTTTAATTCTGTAAAGGGTTAGAAAAGAAATATCACTATCAATAATTTTATTAATAGTTTCTTGAATTTTATCGTTTAATTCTTTGTCCTGAGATTCAGTCAAAGAATTTTTAAGTTTGTTAATAACTGTTTCTTTTGACTCATTAATTTGAGTCTTCAAAGACTTTTTATCCAAAGATAATAAGCTATTAAGTTCATTTTTTTCTGATTCTGTTATATTAGAATACTTGTTGTTAAAAATATTGGTAGCGACTTTAATCATACTTGATAAAGGTAAATTCACTGTTTTTGTTTCCTTTACATCTGATTTATTAGAAACTAGTTTTTTAATATTTAAACTAGATTCTGCTAATTTTTCCAAATTTTTAACACTACTATTTGTGTAAACAAGAACATCAATATCTTTGTAGTTATTTACCACATCTCTTTTTGATTTCTTATTTACCCATTCGTTTAACTCAGATATTTTTTTATATTCTTCGTTAACAATTTTTTTTAATCTATCTACAGATAATTCTATATAGACATCCGCCACCTCATTTGATAAACCATTTTTTGATGAAAGATTGTCGTATAAATAATATGCTTCTAATAATCCTTTGTTTGATAAAACGTGTTTCTTAAAACCTTTTAAAAATGATTTGAAATCATCTTTTTTATAGTTTTCTATAAGTACGTCTTCTATTTTTGATTTTATTTCACCAAATTTAGTCATAACCTTTTTTATATAAATATTATGAGTTTAATAAATCATTTAATTTTGAATCCATTTCTTGTAAAGATTGTCTAGCTTTTGATAGATCGATATATTTTTCTCCTGTTAATAAACTATCTTCTAAAATTAAATTTAAATCTTTATCAAAAATAAATCTCTCAGGTGTTACCTCACCACCACCCTCAGCCGGTGGTGGAGTTTCTCCACCTGCTTCACCTGTTGGAGGTGGAGGAGGAGGTGGTGGTGAACCGCCACCCAAATCTAACGGAGGAGATCCTCCACCTGATTCTCCACCCGCTTCACCACCCTCTGATGGAGGTCCAGGTGTTTTACTACCATATAACTTATCGATATTAGCAAATATTCCTGTATTTTGAATAATTTCAGGTGTCTTTGACAGTTCATTTGCGACAGCCTTTTCAATTCTCTGTTGTTGTATATCAAGTTTAACTTCTTCATCACTAAATCCAAGAATATGTTTTTTAGCCCAAGAAGAAGATACCGCCTGTATACCATTACCCGGATCGGTAACCGCATCTCTATACAACTGCATTTTAGCTTGCCAAGTTTCAACCTTAAGAAGGTCTGCTTGTGTTGATGGATTTGTTAAACCAAGAGTAAAATTAGATAACTCATCTTCAAATCCTAAAAGATAAAGATGAATAATTGCAATTTTATTCAACTCTTGTATCATTGATTTTTGTATTCTATTTATTGTTCTCGCAAATCGAATATCTTGTAGTGCTAGATTTTTACCGTCACCAACAACCTCTTCAAACCCTAAAAACGCTTTAGGAACTCGTAAAGATGTTAAAAGTTTTTTTTGTATATATTCAATATCCGCGATTTCAGATAAATTTTGAGCTCCGGGTAAAGTTTCAATTGGATTTGGTGAGGCCGGGTCTCTAACCGGAATAAAAAAGTCTTGGTCAACCGCCATTTGATTATATCTTAAATCAACATTTCCGTTGGTTGGGTCAACAACTTGGTCTCTTTTAAACTTATTTGCAACTTGTTGTACATATGCATCAACATCTTTATCATCCATGTTACCAACAAAAACTTTAAATACTCTCCTTTCAGGTGCTCTTGAAGTTCTGTAAATTAACATAGCGTCCTCGGACAATATTAACTGCTTCCATATTCTTCTACCTTTTTCTAACATAGAAGTTCCGTAGGGTAATTTTCTATCATCACCGAGTAATCTAAAATGTGCAATTTCCCATGTGTTAAAAACCAAATCTTTATTTTGCCACAAAAACTTTAAAGAATCATTTTCGGTTTCTACGGTATTCCTATCCGGTTTAATACGCATACCTCTTTCTTGTCTAGTGATTTCAATATTAGGTAATTGTTGTGTACCCATAACACCCTTATCAGGGTCTAATTTTAGATAAACAAAATTATCACCATACTTACAAGTATTTCTAATCCACATCGGTAGATTAGTATTTATATCTAACTTATTATTAAATAAATCCGCAAGTATAGACTTTATTCTTTTACTTTCTGAATATATCTGTAAGATGAACCCATCTTCATCTGGTGTTGTCGATTCTTCTGCATATATATCTAATGCTGCTGCGATTTCAGGAGTATACTCCATACTTTCATAATCATAAAATGAGGCTAATCTCGTTGGTTCATAGTATACAGCTTGACTATAAAGATTACTCTCAATTTTTTTCCATTGTTGTCCTAAATATAAAGTTTGTTGTCTCTGTAGTTTTTCTCTCTCAAATTCTGTCCTATCTTGAGTTTTAAGAATTTCTCTTTTATCAAAGGTATATGTAGGTGCTTGTTGATCTAATGTAGAATCAGGACCAAAAACATTTGATAATCTTTGCCATATAGTATAATTTCTTTTATCCGCCATAAGGTACTTTTTGTATAAATATAGTATTTAATTGTTTTAATTAAATATTACTTTCTCATTCCAAATAACCAAGAATAATTATCGTAATCTTTTTTTGTAAACCCATCTATTCTTCTATAATTTGAATTTGATGTGACAGGTATACCGGGATTAAAGTCTTTTGACAAGTTTTTTTGATTGGATTCATTAACTGTCCAACTTTTTAACATGGCTTTAGTTTGTTCAGTTACCTTTTCTAATTGAGTAAATGAATTTTCACCAACATATATCGCCATGGCCATCGCCATTATTAAGTCATCGTGTTGACCTTTTATGTGATCTGGTCGACCGTTTATATAAACAAAAGTATTAAGTTCGTTAATTAATCTCATCGACCTAACTTTAAATTTATGTCTTAATGATTCTTCAAAGGATGAAATAATCTGTACCCTTTTTGAGTTAAAATTTATTCCAGGTATTTTTTCGGTCATTTTTGGGTCATATTTCCATTTATCTGCAACATTAATCCCATCAACATATAAATTTTTGTAATTCATTTCTTGTAATTTTCTAGCGGTAGATACACCCATACCACCAGTGATATCGATTACAATAAATGCCGAATACATTGTTGCCCATTTAAATGCAACTTCAGCCGCTACATCTGGTGGTATTTTACCCAAATATTCTAATACTTGTTCTCGTTCATCAAAATCTATAATACAGAACGTGGTAAAGTCTTCACTATCACCTCTAGAAACATCAATACCCATAATGTATTTATGTCCTTGAACAGGTTCTTTCCATTGCCATAATGAACCACCCATAAATTTATTTTCAGGTTCACAAATAAAATTGTCTTTTATATATTCTACAGTCTCAGAAGGTATTACATTATCACCAGATCCTAAAAAATTACACTCCAATTCCTGTGCAATCTTTCGTCTATCAAACTTTAGTTTTTTGGCCATTTTTTCAAACCATGTAGAATATGGTTTGTATCCGTCATTAAATCTTTCTTTTATTTCTTGAAAGTCTCTTTCTGACGGGTTTATATGTGAATAATCAAGAATAATACTACTATCATCATAATCTTCCCTATTTAACATATAATGAACAATATCACTACATTTAATTAGTTTTAAATCCTTAGCATATCTTGGGTCACGATACCAAAACATTTCGGTAACTTTAAAGTCATTCATACCTCTTAATGATTGATCATATATAGAGTAATAAATTTGGTCAAAACCATTTGGTGTTGATATTACAATTACTTTACCTCCTGTAGAAAGTGAAGCCATACATGCAGACCAAAAATCATTGTCCGCTTCAATAAACGCTGCCTCGTCAAAAACAAGTATTGTTGGGGTATAACCTCTTAACGCGTCTTTAGATGTTGCTACCGCCTTAACCTCACATCCATTACTTAATTTATAATGTTTTTGTGAGTTTTTTTCATTCGAGAAACTAACACCAAACCATGATGGCCATTGTTCTAAAAATGACCTAATTTTATTGGCCATTTCTAAAGAAGTATCAAGTTTGTTAGCTATTATAAGAATTTTTTCAGGTTTGGATTTTGGTGAGGTTATAAGTCTTTTTGATACCCAAGCAGATGTAACAGTAGATACACCAGCTTGTCTATACTTTAAAGCAATATTTTCTTCAAAATTATCATAATCATTAATCAATGATTCTTGGTCAGGAAAAAGTTCTAAAGGAACGTACTTTGATTGGGTATTATCGTATGTTTGTAAATATGTTCTTAATGCATACGTAGTATCTTTTACGCATTTAGCATATTCTAAAAGTACTTTTTCTTTTGTAATAGACATTATTCATTAGTTTAGTGATATACCTAAATTACCTAATAAATCATTTAAATCGTTATCATCGTCATCATCATCGTTGTTCATAGAGTCCTCATATTCATAACTTTTTAATTCAGCTATGATTTCATTAACCATATCTTCAACTATTTTTTTACCCTTATTAGAACCAGATAAAATTAATTTAGAAACCTCAAAAAACTCTTCCGTAGATAATCTTGAAAATTTAGAAAATAGATAATTTTGTATTTCTCTCATATCATCATCATATAATTTATCAGGATATGATTCAACAAATTTTTCCCAAATTTTAGGACCTAATCTTAAATCCCATATTTCATAAGGTAAAGTATCAGTACTACCCATTACCATTTCAGCAGCTTCTTTATCTTTCGGAAGTCCCTGACTTGCCATTGATTCATAAACACCTTTTAAAATTTCATGAATTAAAACAGGGAAAAATAATCCTTTAGCTATTATTGTTGGTGGATCTGTCTTAGGATTAATTTGTTCAGACCCTTCTACACCTTCACCACTACCTGCAGCATTCATTACCATTTGGTCGGGTAAAACCCAATACATAAGATCATTAATTGACATAATAATACCATATAAATTTAAGAGTCTAGGGTCTAAGTTGTTTAATTCTCGTTCAACTAAATGAAACATATAATGTCCTTTTTTAGATGCACCTTGAATTAATGAATTAATAAATCTTCTTTTATGTTTTTCTAAATCAAATCTTTCAAAAGCTTCTATAAAATTTTCTATGTCACTTTCAGCCTCATCAGGATCAACACCAAATTGTTTTACAATTTCATCATCACTAAAATTTTTAGGTGATTTTAACATTTTGGATGTGTCTATTTGATTTAATCCAGACATTAATTCGACATCAAATTGAAATGTATTTTCAGGTATTGATAATTCTGATAAAACTATTTTTACTGCAAGTTGTTCAAGGAAATCTTCATGTTTAGACTCAATAGATTTTATTGTTCTAACTGAAGACATTAATAAATTTTGTAATTGCATAAATGAGTTTTGATCTGATACCGTTTCAAAACCTGTATATCGTTTAACTCTTTCTACTACTTCTTTAAATCTACTCGATGCAATTATTTCAGAAAAAGAATTATCGGATTCATCACCTCCTTGTCTTGGGAAAGATGGGTTTTTAGATAATGGAGTTTCTCCTTGTGATATTTTTCTTTCTATCTCACGATCCATTCTATCAGGTCCATCATATTCGATAGCCTCACGAATTCTTTTTTTTAAATTATTCATTTCTAAACTTGATATTTAAATTTTTGAATTTTAAAAATTCAGGTAACTTATTACTATTGACGGGTTTATCATCTATAGTGTCTATTTCATCTAAAACATCTTTTTTTGTTAAAGTTTTACCATTCTTTTTTTCTAACAAATGTAAAATACTTTCTTCTATTTGTTTAATGTCTTCTTCTTTTGTTTCTTTTTTCTTTTTTGGTAAACCTTTGTGTTTGGTTGACGCAAAATCTTCGAGGTCTTTTTCTGACATACTTTTAACCATGTCTAAAACTTCTTTTGACACTTCACTTTTTGGTGTGTCTCCTCTTTTTACTGAAAGAGCTAAACCCATAAGTTTTTGTTGTTGTCTAGATACTGATTTTTCTTTTAATTCAGACTCTGATTGTTCGCCAGATAAATCACTCAACGAATTTTTAGCTTCTTGAGCCGCTTTAGTTAACTCTTCTAAACCTTTAATATCTTCCTCATAATTTGATTCTTGTATAAATTTTCTATACAACATATTAATATGAGGATCAGACATATCTTTTAATGTTTGAAATTCAAATCCTTCTTTCATTAAGGATATGAGTTTTTTATTTCTATTATTCATTTTCTACAAAATTTTCTTCGTATGAAAGTACAATATCCCTTTCATATAGTTTATCCTCTATAGATTTAATACTTTCACCAAATCTAAAAACTAACCTTTTTACATCATCATCAATAGTATAGTCAGCATCAGATTTTTCCCAAGCTAGTGATATAATATCTTCTACAGAATCATAAACACAAAAAAAATCAGAATTTTGTATTAAATTAAGTTCTATGTCTGAGTTTTTTAAAATACCAACTTTTTTTATATATTCATAATTAGGCGGTGAAGGTCTTCCTGAAGCAGGTGTAACATCCCAATCGTTACCCCACACCTCTGTTGTGTCGGAAAATATAAATTCATAAATGTTATCTCCCTTATAATTAGGACCTAATTCATTCACATATATTAAAATCATATTAGTTCGCCAGATTTGGTTATTTTAAATTCTATATTATTTATTTCAAAAACTAAATTTCCTTTATTTGTTTTTCCGATAAACTGAGCATTTTTACTTTCTGACAATAAAAATCCTGCAGTCGATTCTTGTTCAAATGTTTCAGACAATTCAACAACTCTTTTTTTCTGATTTACCTTTTTAATTTTATCATTTAAAAAGTTATTGATTCTTTTTTCTTCCAATAAAACTTTTTCTTCGTTTGTATATGTGAAGTATTTTTTTAGAATTTTTTCAGTTTTTGACTCCATAAATGAGTCTTTTTTGAGTGTACCTAATCTTGGACTACCGTATTTTTCTCTGTTAAAGTTAAACACTCTTTCGTTGAAATCGTTTTCAGGGTCATTTTCATCATATCTTCCTGTCATACTTTTGAAGTCACGATACGATACTGGTGGGTGTGCGTCAAAATCATATTTATCCAAATCTCTTAAATCAATGGATTCTTCATCACTAAAACGATTGTAACCAAATTCATCATTACCGTAGATATCATATTCTTGTAATTCTTCTGTGTCTCCGACATCCTCACCGCTTGAATCTAAATCTAAATCCATAGCAGCATTATCACCAACACCTAAATCGTCTTCAATTCCGTAATCAATTTCTTCTTCTTCAAAATTAGATAAGATATCTTCCTTATCTTCATCAGATAATAAATCCAAATTAATTGCTGATAATATAGAATTAAGTATGTACTTAATATTTTCAGAACTTAAATTTTCTAATTCATTTAATTTTCTTAATTTTTGACCTAATTTCCCAGTGAGTTTTTGAACGGACTTGAATGATGTTTCTTCACCATCTTTTTGGTCTCCTCCCATATCGGCACCCATATCGGCACCCATATCGGCACCCATATCGGCACCCATATCTCCTCCCATATCAGCACCCATATCTCCTCCCATATCAGCACCCATATCTCCTCCCATATCTCCTCCCATATCAGCACCCATATCTCCTCCCATATCGGCACCCATATCCATACTAGCGTCCGCTGTTGGAGCTGGTGCAGGTGGTGGTGCAGGAGCTGGTGCAGGTGGTGGTGCACTTTCTGATGAATCTACAGATGGTTTTGGAGTTTTTAAAGTATATTTCTTTTCACCCAATAACTCTATACCTGAATGATTTTCATATATTCTATTTAATTCTCCTGCCATTAAATTCAATTTCTTCATGGCTTGAGAATAAGATCTATAGTGTTTTCTATTTTTCATAGGTTCTATATAATCAAATTCAGATTCGTTTAAACTTCTCTTGATTACATAACCTAATTTTTCATGGACAATACCATATGTATGTCCATCCGCTAATTCGACAGTATAATCTGTATTATTATTGTCATTATTTTTTGTTACAGGTTCATTATAACGCGCGATTTCAAGAATACGATTAATTTTATCATATCCCTGTAATTTTTCACTACCTAAAGGTTTTAAATCTGCCATAATATATATTTTTTTTAAGAATTTAATCCATTACCACCAATTAATACAGTGTTGCACTGTATAGACTCAACAATAGTATAAGCGGATAATGCTTCACTATAGACTACATCTGTCATTATTGAATGAGGAGTTTCCGTTCCTCCCGTGAAAATTATCGCCTCATTATAACTAGTACATGCTGTTACTGCCATTGGATTTTTCTTTATAAATATATCTAATGTGAATAAATTTTATTTATCTTTAATAAAATTTTCCTCAATAGATAAAGATTTATCTATAAAATTTATTTTTGAGTCAAATAATTTTTGAATATAACCGTTTCTTCTAAGGTATTTAAATACCAAATTTTCATAAGAAAACTCTCCACCTCTTTCAAGTCCGCTACTTCTAAATTTCTTTAATTTATTTTTGAGTTTATCCAATTTTTTAATTGAATTTTCTAAATTATCATCATTATGTAAACTGTGTATGGTTGTATCAATTAAGTCCATCCAGTGAAATGCCTTATCTTTAATTTTTTTAGAATCTATTTTAACATTTTCAGGTGAAGGTTTCTTAACCCATTTATCGTACATAATAGAATAAACACCACTTGATAAATGCATTTCATTTAGGTCTTGAACATATACCTCAACTTCATAACCTTTTATTTTTATATTGTGAGTTGAGTTAAACACGGTTCTTTTTAAATCAAACAATTCAGAATATAATTTACTATTATCCCCAAAGTCATCAAAGTTATATATGATATGTAAATCAATATCTGAAAAGTTAGACCAATTAAAATTAGCCAAAGACCCTGTCATTGTAACGTCTTGAACGAAGGTATCCACAGACAAGAAATCTAAAAATTCGTCTGATATTTTTATTAATCCTTTTCTTATCTCTTTTTTTAAAGAAGAATTTTTAAAATCAGAAGAGTTATCCCATAGCATGGGATTTAATGTGTCTTGTAAATAAAAACTACTAATTATTTTATTTTTATTCTCCATAAAGAATAAATATTATTAATTGTCATTTTGTAATTTTTTTATACGGATACTTTTTTGATATTTCTTTACTAAAAAATGAACCTTGTGATTCGGACATCCTAAATTTTGTATAAAGTTCGTGTGGTACGCCAGTATACTCATATTCGGTATCATTATTAAATGTCACCAGTAAAACACTAGAAGATGTATCATATTCTGTTTTTTTAATTGTGGATGACTTAATTTCGTTAATAATTTTTTTTCCTTTGATTTTTTCTGATATAATTCCCATGATTTTTTTTATTTAAATGATAAAAAAAAACCCTACAAAATGTAGGGTTTTTTCGGGATTCATACTAATTCTATAACCTTCCTTTTTTCTTTTTTTGTTTTTCTCTTTTGCAATTCAACTCTTAATATACCGTCAATAATTTCAGCCTCAATATTGTCTTGATCCACGTTTTCAGGGATATTAAAAATTTTATTAATTGAATAATATCCATTTTTTAATGAATCAGACCCCTTAGTTCTTTCTCCCTTGATGAATAGTTGATTGTTTTCAACCTCAACCGATAAGTTTTGTTTATTAAAACCAGGGACCATCATTTCCATATAATATCCATTTTCATCTTCATGTATATTATAAGATGAATGTGACTTTAATGATGGAGTATCAAAAAGATAATCATTAAAAAAGTTATCTAACAACGAATGATTTTTTAAAACTGTTAACATTTTATTTTTTATTTTTAAAGTTTATTATTTATGTAAATAAGTTTTATAAAAAATGTGCCAATAAATAAAACAAGAAAAAATGTCATTAAAAAAGAAAACAACATGACAAAATGTCAGTATTGATTTTTAAAATAAAAAAAAATATATTTTTAACATGGATATTAATTTAGATAATGTTAAAAAAAGAACTTTATTAAGTATCATAGTGAAGTAATAATTTATATAGATAATAGATAATGATAGAATCAGTAGATCCAAATGAAAAATCATCAGGTAAAAAGAGAGACTTTGGTTCCTCAAAAACACCTGTATTAGATAATTTTTCAAGAGACTTAATAAAACTAGCATCTCAAGGAAAATTGGATCCTGTTGTTGGAAGAGAACAGGAGATAAAAAGAATTGCTCAAATTCTTTCAAGAAGAAAAAAGAATAATCCAATTATAATTGGTGAACCGGGTTGTGGAAAAACCGCAATTATTGAGGGTTTGG